TCATCTTCTGCCTGGCGTTCCTTGTCCACCTCACTCTGCACCAATTGCTTCTGGTTCTGGTACAGTGTTTGTGAACGGCAAAGGTTGTGGTCGTGTTGGTGATGGAATATCTGGTTGTACATCTGTTGCTGCTGGTTCTTCTAATGTATTTGCTGGTGGTTAACGACTAAATAATAGGAAAGAGGAATACTATGGAAATCATTTGGACACTTTTATTAACAACTTGTTTAGCGGAAACGAATTGTAAATATCAAGACGTACAATTTTTTACAACTGAAGAACAATGTCTCGTTGGAAAACTTTTACATGAAGAGATTCCGTCTGATGGTGATTGGAATTCAGTATCATATAAATGCAAACCATATGGTAGTAAGGAAGCATAATGTCAGTACAGGGTGCATACATTGACGCACAGTCTACGAATGAGTCGGAACGCAGTGCAAAGATATATAAGGATTTAAATCTAAACTTTACTAGACACCCAACTAGAAATGATTTGACTCCTTTGACTGATGCTGCGGCTATAAAAAGAAGTGTACGCAACCTTGTCCAGTATAATCATTATGAAAAACCCTTTCATCCAGAGATTGGTTCTGGTATTAGGGGTTTACTGTTTGAGAACATGAGTCCATTTGTATCAAACGTATTAAAAAGAAAAATAGAGGACACAATTACCAACTTTGAACCAAGAGTTACACTTGCTGATGTGAATGTCAATTCAAACTTTGACACAAATCAATATGAGGTGACCATAGAATTTTATATTGACAATGCAGAGAATGAACTAGTAGACTTGTCCTTCAACTTAGAGAGAATAAGATAAGATGGCAACCACAGACAAAAGAGTAAGTGTCACTGAACTAGACTTCGATGACATCAAAACAAACTTAAAAACTTTTATGCGTAATCAGAATGAGTTTACTGATTATGACTTTGAGGGTTCTGGTATCAATGCACTGTTAGATGTTCTTGCGTATAACACACACTACCTTGCAATGAATGTAAACATGGCCGCAAACGAAATGTTTCTGGACTCTGCGTCTATTCGTTCCACAGTTGTATCACACGCAAAGACATTAGGTTACACTCCAAGTTCTGCAAGAGCCCCAACTGCGACTGTCAATGTTACTTTGAATAACTTTGGTGCATTGACTACTGCAACAATACCAGCCGATACAGTTTTCACTTCAAGTATTGATGACGTATCATATCAGTTTAGAACAATATCTGAATTTACAACTACCGCAATTAACGGTGTTCTATCATTTTCTAATATACCAATTCATGAAGGAACGATGGTTAAAAACCGTTATGTTGTAGATACAAAAAATGTTGACCAGAAATTTAAACTAACAAGTAACAGAGCGGATACGACTACTCTCACTGTTAAAGTTTTTCCAGATGCAAGTTCTTCTTCCTTTACCACTTTCACTTTAGCAACTGACATTACGCAAGTGGGTTCTTCTTCCAATGTTTACTTTTTACAAGAGGGTGATGCTGGAAATTTTGAGATTTATTTTGGTGATGGTATAATTGGTAAAGCTGTATCAGATAACAATGTTGTTATCTTGGAGTACGTTGTAACAAATAAAACAAAAGCAAACGGTGCAAAAAATTTTACAACTGCTGCAACGATATCTGGTATTACAGATGTTACCACAACAACAACTTCAGTTGCATCTGGTGGGTCTGAACCAGAATCAATTAAGTCAATAAAACTAAATGCACCTTTAGATTTTGCAGCCCAAGGTCGTGCAGTAACCCCAGAGGATTACAAATCAATTATTCCAAAGGTATATCCAAATACAAAGTCTGTACAGGTTTGGGGTGGTGAAGATAATTCTACTGCTACATTTGGTCGAGTATTTCTTTCGATAGTTCCTACTTCTGGTTCTATTACTGCTTCTGCAAAAGAAACTATTATATCAGATTTAAAAAACACATATACGATTGCGTCTGTAACTCCAGTAATTGTTGACCCCACTACTACATTTATTAGATTGGGTGTGACGTTTAAATTCAACTCAAAACAAACCACAAAAACTTCTGAAACTTTAGTTAGTAATGTAAGAACAGCTCTGACAGATTACGACACTAATAACTTACAAAAGTTTGATAATATTTTTAGACACTCTCAAGTCACAGGTATTATTGATGACACAGATGATTCTATTCTATCAAATATTACTACTGTGCAATTATCACAGTTCTTGACACCAACATTGAATTCTACTACAAAGTATGAAATAGAATTTAATAACGCATTGTATAATCCACATAGCGGTCATAACATGGACGGTGGTGGTATTGTATCTTCTACAGGATTTAAAATATCTGGTGATACAAACGAGATGTTCTTAGATGATGATGGAAATGGAAATATAAGATTGTACTACTTCACAGATGGAACTACAAAAACTTATAAGGACTCAACTGCTGGCGTGGTTGATTACACCACTGGCAAAATTATATTAACATCTCTTGATATTACTTCAATATCAAATGTTGACGGAGCTGCATCTAGTAAAATAAGAATTGTTGTAACACCAGACTCGTCAGACGTTGTTGCAGTTCGTAATCAAATTTTACAAATAGATTTTGCTAATACCACAGTCGCATCTTCTGAAGATACTATTGCATCTGGTGGTTCTTCTGCTGGTGTTGGATTCCAAACTACAAGTTCATATACACCAACATCATCGTCTTCCAGTAGTGGATACTAATAATGTCGTATGATGATAACACTCTGACAAACAAGTTATCACCCTTGGTTGGAACTCAACTGCCTGAGTTTATTCAGGCTGACCATCCTGTATTTGCCCAGTTTGTCAAGACATACTTTCAGTTTCTAGAAAGTGCAGAGATTACCTTTAGTGAGGTAAACAATTACCTTGTACAAGAAACCACATCTAAAAACTTTGTCTTGGATGAGAACGGAGACAATGTTGTTCTTGAAGACTCAGATGCAAAGTTTACCGTTGGAGAAATAATTACTGGATTAACTTCTGGTGCAACTGCTACAGTTCTTGTTGATGATGTTGATAACAACAAAAGACTTTTCATATCAGCTCAAAGTCAATTCATTATTGGTGAAACCGTAACAGGTTCACTATCAAATTCTTCTGGTACAGTTTTAACCTATCGTGGAAATCCTGTTCAAAATATTCAACAACTTTTAGAATATGCAAATGTAGATTCAACAATCTCTTCTTTCTTAGATAGGTTTAGAGATTCATTTCTTGATGGTATAGTAGATAATCTTACGGATGGTGTCAATAAAAGAAAACTAATAAAAAATATTCGTGACTTATATGTTTCCAAAGGAACACGAAAAGGACATGAGTTATTCTTTAGACTTCTATTCAATGATGATGCAGTAATATCATATCCAACAGAAAATATGATAAGAACATCTGATGGTGTTTGGACAACTAGAAAGTTGATGCGTATCCAACAGGTCGCTGGTAGTGTCGATGAACTTATCGGTCAAACTGTGGTAGGTCAAACATCTGGTGCTACTGCGATACCTGTATCAACCATTGGTATTCGTGAAGCTTTTACGGACATTGTTGAAATTGAAATTGATGAAGACACACAAACTGGAACATTCCAAAATGGTGAGACTGTCAAGGGAACATCAAATCTTACAGACCAAGACGTTTCGTTTACAGTATATTCTGTTATTACTGGTGCAACGGTTTCTTCTACAGATGAAGGTCAATACTACACTGCTGGACAAACTGTAAACATTTCCACTGCTGGTAGTCAGACCGCAACAGTAAGTGTAGAGACTGTTGGTTCTGGTGAGGTTACTGATATTGTGATTGATGACGCTGGCTCTAACTTTGCAGTTCGTGATGTAATTAATTTTAGTAACACAGGAACAGATGGTACAGGTATATCTGCTGAGGTTGCAGTTGTTGGTGGTGCAGTCGCACCAGAGGCTGGTGATGTTAGTGCATATGGTATGGCACTAACAGACCATATTGTATTAGAAGAGGCAACCCAAATAGAACAAAATGATGCATATCATGGAACTAAAATAGTTCTTGAAGATGGCACATTTGCAAGTCTAGGTGTTAGTGCAGAGAAAGGTTCTATCACAGATGTAAGACTTATCAGTGGCGGTTTTGGTTATACAAAACTTCCTACTATTTCTAGTATATCAACGACTAGTGGTACAGGTGCAAAACTTTTACCAGTTTCATCTGCTGGTATTGGGTCTATAAAAAGTATTAAGGTTGGTAACACTGGATTTAATTACAATAGCGCTCCAACTCTGAATCCTTTTAGACACGCAGTCATTAAAGATATTACTGGAACATTTGAAGTTGGTGATACACTTACATCTCATAGTGGTACGGTATCGGCTTTCGATGCTGCAAGGCAGTTAATATCAATAAACACTACTGTAAATCTGGTAGCAGGAAATACGATAACTACATCTGGTGCAAGTGCAAAAATTGCTCAGATTGATATTCCAACAACAACTGCAACAGTTGGTACAGTTGCAACAACCGCTGGTGAGTTTTTAGGTGAACGTGGTAAAATTTCTTCTGATGTTATGAGGGTTCAAGACTCTAACTATTACCAAGACTATTCGTATGTGGTTAAGGTTGGTGAATCAATTAACACATGGAGAAACGCAATCAAGAGAACAGTCCATCCTGCTGGTTGGGCTGTGTTTGGTGAGGTTTCGATTGTAAATCAAGTTGCTGCTGGTATTCAAGCGTTTACTGCTGATGACCTTTCATCACCAGAAGGAACATTTACTCCAGAACTTGCATCTCTCTTGTTTACTGTCTTTACATCTATCTTCGGTAGAAGACTTGGTACAGTGGACGATGGTACAACCCTTCGTGCAACTCCACAACTTGCAAGTGATACAATACTTTCAAATACAGAACGTGACCTTACACTGACAAGAATTAACACAATCTTTGTTGGTACTGTTCGTGCAAACCCAATGATAAGTGGTTCTACTCTTGATAATCTTGCCAAGTATGCTTTTGCAGTAGAACCAATGTTAACAGATTCAGACCTTGCACACTATCCAGGCTTGAGAAGAAAGGCAAGGTCTGGTAATAATGATAGAGCGTATTACAACATTAATCAGTTTAGTAATATACGAATTAATCAAGTTTCTGATAGTAATGGTAACATTCCACAGACAGCCTTTACAACCTTTATAAATGTACCACCGCCTGGCGAGATAAAGATTTCTGGTGGTGCAAGAATAAATGCGTTTGATAACAACTTTATCACATTTGACTCAACTACTGAAACATTCGATGAAACAGTTATCACTACATTGATGAGTGATACTGGAATTACATTTGATAGTACCTCTGTTAAGTTTGATGGTGCTGGTGGTGACTCAGTTCCAAGAGATACAGCTGGTATTTACAATGTTGACTTCAGTGATACTACTACTTCGTTTGACAGCAGTATAAATAAGTTTGATAACTCATTTAATAATCCAGTGTTTGAAAGATTTGACTCAACCAGTTTCAAATTTGATAATACAAACAAAACTTTTGATATAGGTGCATAACCTACATAAATAAATGAAAGAATCTAATTAGGAGCAAACTAAAATGGCATATCAACAGCTTGGTCTTGGTTCTTCAGCTAATGACGGTACTGGCGATGACCTCAGAACTGGTGGAGACAAGATTAATGATAACTTTGTAGAAATCTACACCAAACTTGGTAACGGTTCTGCACTAACGTCTGATACAGTTGCATTATTAACTGCAACCCAGACATTAACAAATAAAACTTTAACTTCACCAACCGTTTCTGGTCTGACACTTTCAGACGCATCAATCGTACTTGAGGGTGCAACTGCTGATGCAAGTGAAACTACAATCACAGTAACAGACCCAACAGCCGACAGAACGATTACAATTCCAGATGCAACTGGTACTGTGTCTCTTGTTACTGGAGCTGAAACACTTACAAATAAAACTTTGACTGCACCTAAGTTTGCAGACGCTGGTTTTATCGCAGACGCAAACGGTGCTGAACAAATCATCTTCCAAACAACTGCAAGTGCAGTGAACGAAATTGAAATTACAAACGCAGCTACTGGTGGTGCAGCTTCTGCTGGTACATCAACTGCTCCGATTATCGGTGCATCTGGTGAAACCAATGTTGACCTTGCATTACTTCCAAAAGGAACTGGTCATGTTGCAGTTCGTTCAACTGGTGGTACAAATAACCAAGGTGCAATTAGACTGAACTGTGAAAACAATACTCACGGTCAAACTCTAATGTCACAACCTCACTCTGCTGGTGATAGTGGTTTCTTCATGTTACCAAAGGATGGTGGTTCTGCAAGAGCAACTCCAAACCCATTGTTGAGTGGTGCAAAGACTGTAGGTACAACAGAAGCAGTTAACTCTGCAACTGCACTAAGTCTAAACACAATGATTTCAGAACTAACAACTGCTGGTTCTGGTCTTGCAATGACACTTGCAAACGGAGTTGTTGGTCAAGTTAAAATTATTACAATGGTAGTAGACGGTGGTGGAACTGCAACACTTACTCCAGCAACATTTGCAAATGGTACAACGATTGCTTTTGATGCAGTCAACGAAACTGTAATGTTGGTATATGCAAATACTATTGGATGGGTTGTAGTTTCAAACAGTGGTGCTACAGTATCATAAGGGGTAGACAATGGCAATTGATACAATCAAATCTACAGCAGTACTTGACGGTGCGATTGCCACTGCCGATATTGCAGATGATGCTGTAACTGGTGACAAACTTTCAAATGATGTTGCAATCGCTAATAACCTTACTTTGGGCGGTGATAGAATTGGAATTGGAACTTCAACTGTTTCTACTGCTATTGGTGGTGGTGTTGAGGTTCATAGAGCAAATGGTTCATCCTTTAGAATTGAAGACACAACAAACAATGTAGTTGGAGAACTACAAGTTTATAATAGTGGTGTAAATCTAGTTGCCCAAACAAACCATCCCATTATCATATCACCAAACAATTCTGAAACTGCAAGAT